TCTGCGAACTCTTTCTTTATGTCTATAGCCATTATTCTTGTTGCTCTCCTTCCTCTGTTTGCTGCATATCAAATGCTTCTACACCTGACAGAAGTATATCTACTATATCAGGCATAGTACCGAGGGTGATAGCTTTGATAGACCTGCCAGATCCTAAGTCTTTCTTTCCGTCATTCATAGATCCACCAAGTTGTCTTTGTAACCACTCTTCATCACCTTCATATATCAGTACTCGTATTACTTTCATCTTTCTTGTTCCTTTCTTTTATGGGTTATTTACTTTGTTACCTATTGCAAACACGAACCTTTCACGTAAGATAATAGGTTTCTTCATATGTCTGAATGTGACTTCTACAAAACCTACCGAGACTACTTCAGGTGCATTCTTCACAACAAGAAGGTTACCTTCTATATCGTGTTCCTCTGACCACTCTCCATCTTCTGTAAAATGCTCAAGTGTGACATCAAGATCTCCATGTTCTTGTACTGCTTTCTGCAATAGCAAGATTATGTCAGATGCTTTCATCTCTCCTGTGTAACCTCCTTATCTGTTATTCTGAACACTGTCTTAGCGTCGTCTTCTTCTGCTTTCGGATTCCAGTACTCGATCTTGAAACCTGTTGGGACTTCTGCGCATCTTGACAAGGGGTTCCCCCAAGCCATGCAGAAGTCATGGTATCGACAGCCGAAGTATTTGGTACAGTTCTCCGTATTCTGCCAGAACGCCCTCATTACTGTGTCTTCTGGGGAGCAGATCGCCAGGTCCTCGAAGTCCTTGTCTATCCTATCGCACCAGTTGATAGTGTTCCAGTACCATGCTTCCATACCTTCGACGGTGCGTCGAGCAGGGACTCTCTGAAACTTGATATCTTTCTCACTAAAGATCGCTCCGTTTATCTCGACGCCCCAGACCTTGTCTCGGGGGAACAGGCAGTATAGGACATGATTATAGACCCCTGTTTGCATCTTAAGTGCCCACTGATCCATCCAAGGGCGGGACAGTTGGCTACCTGTCTTATGCTCCCTACTCTTGATACCATCAGGTGTGTCGAGGATAGAGTCAATCCTGAAGGACAGAGTATGCTTATCTGTCAGCGACACGGAACCTGCAACCTCAGTGAAGAGAGGTGTGAAAGGTTCCCCTGCATATTCCTTACAGTACTTTACAAGAGCGGTAAGGGCCATAGCAGGCGTCTTAGGGTGGTACTGCTCGTCGAGAACTTCTGAGAAGAACTGACGATAGTAGTTGTTCAGTTTTGTATAGGCTTCGAGAACAGATACGTCGTCGTAGCCATGTACGATCAAGTGTTCCATCGCAAGGTGCCAGGCACTGCCAAACTCCAGATGTATATTGGCACTATCTGGCCTCCAGCCGAGAACGAACTCGAAGAAATAGGAGCGGGCACAGTCCATATATGACTGCAGTTTTGTTGCATCTTTGATTAACCAACTAGGATGCGGTATCAGCAACTTGGGCCTCCTTATACTTTGCGATTACGAGATCTACAGCTTCTGTAGGATCTTCTGTTTCCGTTGAGATAAGAGCCGGAGCAGAACCTTTAGGTACTATATAAGCACGGTACACGAAAGTTCTATGTTCTGCATGGCTATACTTCCACATCTTCTTTTCAAGAAGAACAGAAAGACCAGGTGCCGCCACTTCCAACTTCTTAAACGCTTTCAGTTCTACTCTCTGATTCGCCATCTTTCTTTACCTCCTCTTCTGCTATTGCAGAGTCTGTTATCTTTCCTGTAAATACTATACTTCCTTCTTTAATCTTCACATCGTTGATGTATGCAAGATAGAAACCAACTGGAAGGAATGGAATTCTACCTTCCCTGATTTGTAGAACAACTACCTGCTTCCTATTCTTCCCACTCATTTCTTCTTCACCTCCTTTATTATGTATTTATCTGTATCATAGAAATAGTGCCTTACTTCATTACTCGTTCTGTGGCCCAGTTTCTTCGAGAGCTGAAGGCAGAGAAAACGGAACGCCTGCTCGACAGAAGGACTGGTGCAGTAGAGCTTATGCGTCTCGCCGTGCCAGTTGAACTCGCCGTACCAGGTATGCTGTTCAGGTTGTTCGATAGATGCCATATATTCTCCTCACTTATCAAACGCCCAAGAAGGGCATAGTCTTTTGTATCTTTCTATCTCCTTGCCTGTGTAGTGTTCCTTGAATATCTCCCAGCTTTCGAAGATCTGATTATCGGAGTGGGTCTCGAATTTATCTTTAACAGTGTCATAGAAAGCAAAGTAGGATACCTCATCAGAACTTCTCAGGTCTACAAACACAACTTTCATAATGCCTCCTCATGATTACATAATACCACATTCTGTGGCAGTTGTCAACGTCTATGTTCTTCTATATGCTTGCGGCCTATGTTCAAATTTTGAACAAAGCGCTTTGGTTATGGTTCTATCCCCTCCTGCGCCAGCAAAGCCCGAAGGATGGCTTCGGTGAATCTGTTGTTGAAAGGTAAGTATTCCATATTAAACCTTGCAATAATCCATTCTTTGCCTTTCTGGTTGAGCATACCAACCAAACTTCTCCTCCGCGCTTCCTCGCTGGAGTCGTCGATAGTGCGGGGGATACGGATAGCACTATGTTTATGTCTCTGATTCCATAGAGAATAATCATTCTCTATTTCTGATCTCACTAAATACTGAATATGTGGCACAGGAGGAATTACTACACCATCCCCTACCTGCCAATCTCCGCACTTCTCTCGGTAAAGCCCCTGCAACTTGATGTGGAGGGGGAGCAGTACTTTTTGGAAATAATTAGTGTTCATATTAGTTTCGGCCTCCATAGTTTTTCAAGATCGGTTTCCTCCCGCTTGATTCCCGAGTTTTTGAGCAGGCATAAATCACACACTGCTTGATTTCCGTTCAAGTACGTAACTTTACTCGCTCCAGATAAATCTTTTTCCACACCAAGCACAACACAGTGTTCCTCCCGATGTTGAGGTAAAATGGTTAGCGTTCATGGGCGGCTCCTTTCGGCACCACACCACTCTCACCAAGATTTCTTTAGGAAGTTCCCGCATTATATTACTAACCGATATTGATTCAGAATCAGGTATTATTTCACAAGAATTTTCACCTATAGGTATTTTCATCCCTTCCCTCCTTTCACCCAAATACAAAGTTCTGCGAGAGCGTCGCAGGGGTTGGCGTTTACAAAATCAGGGCTTCCTTCATCGTCCCACGTAATCGTTTCATTGTCTTCAGTCTTACCAACCATCACAGTACCCGGCAACTCCCTCCACAGTTCGGACAGGTTGGGGGCGGGTCTATCTCCAGATTCCTCCATGAGCCAGGTATCCGTCCCGCCAAAGGATAATTTACGCACCCAATACTTCTCCGTCTTCAGCACAATCCCCGCAGCCACGAGGCGTTGGGATAGTTCGAGGGTGCAATAGTTATCTGGATTTGGGTTCATCTAGGGCCTCCATCGCTATAATTGCTGATTTCAGATTTGAAAGATATGTTTGCTTAGTAATACCACAAGTTAGGCAGTTGTAACTCATAGATATTATCATTTCTAGATATTTGCAAAATTCTTTATTCATTTCACCTTCCTCATCCATTCCAGGCAAGCGTCTCTGAGTTTGCCGGTTTTGTCGGTAATGTAGTCAGTGGGAATATAATATTTTGCTTCCCCAGCGCTTTGACCTACTACAAAACATTTCAAATCTGCAAACTCAGACCAATCCTCCCTTCCCATCATGACCTCCAGCAAATACACTATGCCATAGCGAGTCGTGAAGTCTAATACCTCGACTCCCAACAACCCCGCCAGTTCTTTATTTTTCGCTTCGTTCTCGGTCATCTAATAATCCCTCCTTATATGCTCTTAATACCCAATAAGCCTGCTCCATCATAGCGGCATCAGCTTGTACTGTTCTGACTTGCCACATATCAGGGTCACCACTACTAAGGCTGTTGCACATAGACCGATTGCCACTTAACCACTCCCTAGCTTCGTTATCGTTCATGGTGTCTCCTCTGCCCTTTGTTGCCAACCAATACTTAGTGTCCATTTCCATATAGGAATATCGAATTGGCCTTTATTGCAAGGCGGTTCAGCTTTAGTAAATTTCCATACACCTTTCTCTTTTGTTAATATAGCCCAAATCATACTCCCTCCTTCTGCCCAAGGGCGGCTTTAACGATTCCAAATGCTTCTCTTTCTCTGATGGTATGCCCCATTGTTAGCACAAGATTTAACCTGTCCAGCGCCTCCCTTAACCCTAATACTACCTTCATAGCTAATTTGGGTAGATCAGAAGGACCACCAGCTAAACTTCCGGCACAGTAAGCCAACGCTTCCCTCAGCGCCGTGTTCTCTTCCATGAGTGATAATAATTTCTCACGCTGCCAAGGGGGTTCTTCGCCTCCATTTATAGCTTTAAGCCAAGCCGATTTGAAGGCTTCCAGTTCCCGCACCCTCTTTTTGAGGGCGGCGATCTCGATGTCCTGTTCAGCAATTACTTCTTCGCGTATCCTTGCCGTTTCTTTCCAGTCTATTGTTATTTGCCCCATCTTAGTCCTCCTTAAAAGGTCACGGGCAGTCTTGTTGAATACCCACTGCTTTGATGATTCCAACCCTCACCCTTTCGGGCCGTGACCATGTTCATGTCCTTTGTTCAAAATTTGAACATAGATCGTCCATGATCTCTACTATAACAGGGAATCGAGGGACGCCTCTGGCATGGGTGAGGTGTTGGTACTTGACCCTTGCCCATTTTCTAACAAGGCCTTCTCGTTCTTGCCATAGTTTCTTTCGTGTATCACGTGTAAGGAGCGACCCCGATCCGACATTGAAGATTGTTTCGTCTGTTCCTCGACAGATAAGTGCTCCCAGAGAATCTTTAGGCCTTCCAGTAATGGAGATTTCCTCTTCCCATCCGATGATTTCATATAGATCCTCCTTCCTCGGCTTGAACTTCATCATCTGTGTGCTTCTCTTCCTAATGTAAGGAGCAAGAGCATCTCGAACGACGAAGCCTTCGTAGCCGCTTTTAGCAAACTCTTCCTGCGCTTGCATTATATCGTCTAATGTATGTACCAGACGACTGGGAACGATCTGCAGCGATCCGAAGTTTCTACCTGTATGTTTGTAGGCCAGAATATCAAGCAGCTGCGTCGTTCTTACTGCCTGTATATCACTGGTAACGATGTCGAATATGTGTAGTTCCATCAGGTCACTATCGCTATGCAGGTTCTCCGTTCTGCTTACTATAGAATGTATAGAAGAATGGGGTGCGCCGTGCAGGTAGAGCTCACCATCGAATTCGACAGAGCGGAGGTGTAGGTTCTCTATCGCTTCGACTATATGTGGCACGCTCTTGAACGTATGGCACTCACTTGATAATAAAGTGCAGCGGCCATTAGCATCTACTAGTGCACGACACCGATCCCCATCCAATTTAGGTTGGAGTATATAAGGAGGTCTCCACTTTGCTAGCCTTTCTGGCTGGAAGGGATATGCTAACATGATCCCAGATCGCTTCGACATATACTATCCTTTCACTGTCAGTACTATCTTCTCTGGCACTTCCTGTCCCTTCTCAATATACATTCCACCGTTTATAGCAGTATGCACGTTCCCGAAGGTATAGTGGTCGTACTTGAGGCCCAGGCAGTTCTCGTCTTTCTTCAGCGTTAGTTCTATTATCATACCTTTCCCTCCTCTATATTTACTCTCTCGTTCCAAGTAGGTTCCATTTTGTCGAAGATGAGCTGAGCGAAGTGTGCAATCTTCACTATATCTCTCAGCGTTTCGATCCTGCCTCGTCTATTCGTTCCGAACCTATTTACATAGCGCTTGATACTATCGAGACACTGCTCTGGTGCCCAGCTTTCTACTTGATCGTCTGGTTTATCTCCATATTGAGGGACGGTGTAGTGCTCTATGTGGGACAGGACGGTGTGACTGAAGTTGATGAAGTCTATTCCTCGTTTGCTGCTCATGCTTGTTCTCCTTATTTATGTAGTTTATCAGATAGAAGATAGACAGGATTCAATACCTGTATGAGCTTTTCCCGTTAACTGCTCTCGGTCTTGCAAGGCCACGGGCTGCGAGCTTGCCTTAGCGTCTACTATTCCGCCACTATCTTCTATCTGGTAAAGAACATAATATACAGAATATTCCACATTTCAAAGTTCCGAAAAGTGGGAAGTTGCTGTTATCACCTATGTCAACAACTTCCCACTCTTTGTATCATACTACGCTCTATTCCGCTGTGAACTACTCAACAATCATAGAACCACCTCCCTTTGCTTTACTACGGCTATAGGAGACTTAAAAATGGCAGGTTTTGATTTCTGTCAGACCAGCCAGAACTGACATGTGGTAGTTTGTTTTAACCTCCGGTCCACAACCATGAGGAGCCAGACAAGGACTATGCCTGCCCGAGCTTTGCACGGAGCTGAGTGAAGGCTTCTGCCTGCTCTTCCGGCGTCATCTTGGCGAACTTATTGGCCAGGGCTGCGATCGGGTCGACGACCCTATCCATAGTAACGCCGGGCTTGAAGGCATCGAACTTGGCCTGAATATCTTTCTGGGACAGGCCAGCCTCCAGGTAGCGCCGGATGCCACTCTGTACGCCGATCTTGACGTTGGCGATGTAGTTACTGAAGATAACCTCGCTACCAAAACGAGCGACTGCGTCTTCCAGCGACTCACCAAGGTCCACCATGATCGTAGCGTCTTTGTCTAACTTCGGGGCTTTTGCAGTTACTTCTGTCATACTTACTTCCTCCTCTTTCTTTCATTGTTTAGTAGCCATTATTGGCTCCGATTGTAATCCCACCATACACCATTTGTTATTAGTTGTCAACACCTGTTGAAAATAATATTGCCGCTATTTCATATTGTCTACCACCTCCGTTTCGATAGTTATCTTAATCTGCTTCGGTACACTACTGCCCAGGAAGCTACGCATGACGTAGATATCTGTAATAGCAGCGTCTTCTTTCTTCTGCACCTTATAGCGAACGCTGTGCTTCTTTCCGTCTGGACTGGTGAAGATGATAGTTTGTTTCATAGCTTTACCTCCCGCTTTCCTATGTTCAAATTTTGAACAAAGGAGGTTGTGAACGTAGAGCGGGCCAGCAGGATCATATACCTCTGCTCTAGCTCCTCCCTGCTCATCGTCTTTACAAACTGCTCACACCAGTTGCATCGGCTGGTAGCCGCTTCGATCTCTAGTGGACTGTTACTTGTAATAATCATTACCTTTCCTTCCTTCGTCATGACAGGAACGCTTTCTCCCTTCTTCAGCTGTACGATGCTGCTGAACGAACGGCCACAATGTAGACAGGTATAGACACGCTTGATAGCTGTGTACTCTGTGCATGGCCCTCCGTTATGTTGCTTCTGCTGCTTTGGTTTGTTAGCTGCTTCCTTCTTCTCCATCTCTTTCAGCATAGTGGATAGCAGGTTTCTGTTAAACTGCCCCTCGCCTATCAGCGTTCTGATCTCGATTTCTACAGCTGTCTGGTTGGTTGAGTCCATAGCTATGACCTCCCCTTCTTCCAGGCCAGGCCAGTGCCTGCAAGCCACTTACTGGCCTGTCTTTTAGTTGGTGGTATAACTACCTTCACACATGCTGCCAGGAATGTAGGATCTTCCTGCTTAAAGAAACGCTGTACTCTTCCTTCTCTTTCTTTCCTCACGATTCATACTCCTTTCGGCTTCCGCCAGCTAAATGGGTAAACTGAATCTGGTTCTACACTAGTACCTAATAGCCACCCATATCACTATCGCCAGCACTATGAACAATAGGATAGGTGGCCACAGGTCATTCACTCTTATCTCTTATATCATACAAAAGAACAGCAATTAAGTATAAACAAGTTAAAGTTGCAATTTCATACTTATCTACCCACATAGATATTAGAGAGGCTGCCATAAGTAGAAATTCCGTTATTCTCTGATGCCATTTCATCTTTCGTCCTCCTCTTCCGCTGCTGTCGTCTGCACTGTGTCGCCTTTCTCATAACAGTCCTCGCACTCCTCCACTGTCATATGCTGCAGAGTCGTACCAAGAGCGAGGCAGACTGGCTCTTCTCCGTCAGTGTCTGCAAAGATACAGGTAGCACATCGCTTCTTCATAGCTGCTATCTGCTCTAGCGTCTGCTCCTCCAGCTCTCTCGCTAGTTCATCTTCAAGAAGGCTCTTCATATCTTCCTGCTCCAGTTGGTACTCATACTGCCTACCTGCTTGTGCATCTGCTGCTCTGTTTGCTACATCTCGATACATGCTATACCTCCATTATTCATTATAGATAAAAGGTCTAGAAGCGAACCTTCTTACCTTCTCTATAGAACCAACAATCGCTACCATCACAGATGACGGATGAAGTGCCATGATAGCGCATACGCTCCTTTGTTGCTTTATCTACTATATATTTCCTGTCTGGCAAGTGGGAAGGGTATGAAGGTAGAAAGGCAATAGATGCCATAACTAATGCTGCCATACTTACTCCCAGAGCTATAGCAGCAGCTACCTCTGCTATCGTCAGTTTCTCTTTCCCTAGAAATGATTTCATGCTGTACCTCCATCTTGATATACCATCATAACATAAACCAGCGTAGATGTCAACACGTTCAGTAGGCTATACACATCAGTTAAGCATCGACCCTATTATCGACACTACCAGCAGTAGAACTGCATATAGCACTACCACACCTACAAAATCTCTCCAGCTATACTTCATTGGAGGACCATAATCGAAAGCCATTTAGTTGCTCACCTCCTTGTTTACCAAAGCGCCCTTTGTTCAATTTTTGAACATAGCGCTTGTGTTGACAGTATGTCCTAGCTCACTTCGCTCGCCTGATCTTCTGCTTCAACAGAATCAGGCCTCATCGCCAGTGCTGCCTTTATGTCCGCAAGCTTCCCTGCTTCCTTCTGCTGGAAGGCTGCAACGTCAACAGGCTGACTATCATCGCTGACAGCGGCGTCTACCTGAAGCGTCCCATCCTGTATCATCTGCCCTGCTATACGCCGAGCCGCAGCCTCCAGCTCCTCCTTCGACATATCATGGATACTTCTGGTAACAATAGGTGCATACCCTTTCATACTCCCCTTTGTCGTCCTTGCACCTATACACTCTCCACTCTCCACAAGGTATGCCTCATCTGCCTCAGCCTGCACTAGCGCTGTAACAGAGCGACTATTCGTTGCCAGTGGCAGGCCTATCATCTCCATATAGTCCATAGCCTCACGGACAGATGCTATAGGTTCTATCTCGTGCTTTCTACAGTACATAATAGAGAGCTGCTCTACTGCACGCCACAGTACATCACTCTTACTACGCAGATGCACTCCTTCCTTCTCATACGCCCGGACGAGCGTCGCAAAGCTCTGTACGGACACACGAGATGCTATCGGTATAGTTGTATGCACATAATCCTCCTGTTTCATTATTTAACGCTATCATACCACATAAACACGTAGTTGTCAACATCTACCACATACACACTGACAAGTCTCCATGTATGTTTGTATGTACGTAAACAAGTGCAAATGTGCCCTCGTAAACATGTATCCCAGGGCCCTCTCTCCCGCCCATTTCATTTCGCTCGTCTTCTATTCCTTTCTCCTCTTCCTTTCTTCTCTCTTTCTTTTACTAATATTTTTTTATATAAGAGAGAATATAGAAGAAGAAATAGGAGAAGAGAAGCGAAGTTCCATGAATAATCATTGGGGAGAGGCCCCCTGGATACAAGATTACATGCACACTTGCAGACGTTTATACACGCTTACAGCATACAATGTTACATGTATACAAACATACACAACAGCATCGTCTAGATCATGCCTTTCGTCTTTGCTTCGTTTAGATCATACCTCCTACAGCGCCTTCGATACTTCTGTTAGTTGTTAGTTATTCGATAATCGTCTTAAACATACTGATAACTGCGTCGACGTCTCCACCGGCCTTGTTCACCAGGTCCAGGCACTTCTCCTTCCCGAACAGAGCTTCAAGCATCTGGTAGGGAGTGAGCGTCTGAGCGGCACGAGTGCCAGGCTTAGGGACGATATAGGTCGCCTCAGCAGGGACCTTGCTGTCCTTCTTCCTGCGTATGCTATTCTGCCACTTGATGACAAGGGCGTCGATAGCGTACTCGACAAGCTCCGCCTCTGTCACATGCTGAAAGTCCAGCGTCAATTTCGTCTTAGTCGGGTCATCTCCCTCAAACATCCTGGTACTGCAATATACTGTCCTGTTTTCCATAGTACACCTCCAAGTGTATGCGCTATTGCGCTAGCAATATCGAAGGCGATATGGAAGGCATGATCATTCTCATTATATAGCAGGTGTATCGTTCATCAGCCCATGTTAGGTGTGCGTAGCACAAGCACCCGTCGTCTGATTCCATACATCCCTTATGTTGATTTCATCATACATGAAGATGCATGCAATGTCAAGCAAATAACGACACCCCACCCCTTGGGGAAATGCCAACCTACCACTGCGCGCAAGAAGAGTATATGGTATGATAGTAGATTGTATCTGTGGTAATATCCATATTTTCATGTCCTTTGTTCAAATTTTGAACATAGAGCTGCGGCAAGGTGTAGAAAATTTCTGCAGAATTTCCTGGCGTCTGTAGGAATTTGTGGGACATAAATAACTGGCGTATCTGCACCAAAGGCGTTGACATCTATGTTCAGATGTGTTATGCTCTGGCATGTAAGGAGAAGTAGAAATGGCCACCGATGGACGTAGAGTAGACCCGAATCAGAGGAAGGTCTTCACAGTCGAGAACATATGGGACTCGCATAGGGAGATTGTGCGCCTCGCTGTGACGGGGATGAAGCAGTGCGACATTGCCAAGACTATGAATATCACACCTGAGATGGTATCGTATACGATGAATAGTCCTATCGTGAAGCGCGAGTTGGATATAGCTAGAGGAGCAAGGGACGTAGACGCTATCGACGTGGCTAAACGCATACAGGAGGTAGCACCAAAGGCACTGACAGTTCTCGAGGGACTCCTGGAGACAGCGAACGACGCTATTAGGTTTCGGACAGCTGCGGATATTCTCGATAGAGCAGGTCATGCAGCAGTGAAGACGATTAGAAGCGAAAATCTCTCTGTGCATCTAAATAAGGATGACTTGGACGAGATTAAGCAGAGAGCACGGGAGATTGGTCTGGTAGACGTAACGCCACAACTGTCAACCCAGAGGGTTGGGTGCAGTGGAGCGACAACTGCCATCCCGGAGGGAGGGTACGACATGCCCATACTTCCATTATTTGCACAAGAGGCGTGAATGGAATGGCTTTGTTCAAATTTTGAACATAGGACGATAGGAACATAGAAGAGCTCAGGCGAGCGGAAGGAGACGACTATGAGAGTATTTGAAACGATGGGAAGTATGGGGGCGACGGCTAGGATCGCCACGACGGATACGGCGGCTGGTATCACGGCTGCTCTTCTGGAAGACACTGCAACAACGCCGCATAGATTTGCAACTGCAGCTACAATATCTGTAGAGACTAAGAATATTCGAGTAGCATTCAGAGCAACACCTACTCAGGGAGCATCTGGCGTAGGCCACCTCCTATATCCTGGCGACAGCTGGAGGATTGTGGGTAGGGAGAATCTTGAACAGTTTCTCGCTATAAGCGCTACAAACGCACAAGC